GGCGTGCCGCAGGGCTGGACGCCGGACCAGATCAAGCAGTTCCAGGATTATTGGGACACCGAATTCGCCGGCGACCTGGCCAAGCGCCGGCGGGCAAAATTCGTGCCCGGCGAGACCGCGGCAAAGGTCGTCCAGACCAAGGAGCCGCAGCACAAGGACGATTTCGACGAATGGCTCGCCCGCATCATCTGCTTTGCGTTTTCGGTGCCGCCGCAATGGGCCACCAAGACGATGAACCGCGCCACCGCGGAGAATCAATCGGCGCAGGCCGAAGAGGAGGGGCTCGAGCCGACCAAGGAATGGGTCAAGGATTTGATCGACGAGATCGTGGCGGAGGAATTTTCGTCGCCCGATCTCGAGCTGCATTGGCTCGACGAGGACGAAGGCGATCCCGAGACGGTGCTCGAAAGCCGGCTGAAAGTCGGCGCGCTCACGCTCAACGAGATGCGCGACGCGCTCGGCCTCGACCCCTTCGACAACGCCGCCGCCGACCGCCCGATGGTGCTCACGGCGACGGGTTATGTGCCGATCGAGGCGAATGCGGGCGGGGAAGGGGCGAAAGACGCTGGCGAGCAAAGCGGGGGTGAACAACTAGTTGTTGCTCAACAAACCAATATATCGAGCCTCCGCAAGCGAAATAACGGGACACCTCTCATTCAAAAATATGGTTACGACCCTGGTGAACCACGTGTGCCCAAGCGCAATCCTGGCGCTGGCCAGTGGACTAGAATTGCAGCAGCCGATGATGAGAATGATAAATCGGATGGGCCCGATGATGCCCTGGTGCGCTATCAGAGATATGGTGAGGGGCATCATTGGGTTCCGAAGGTGGTTTACAATAAAAAGGACATCAAGCCGGAAACATGGGAGGTCTTTGATAAGACGAAGTCGGGCACACTTGCTGATCCAAGCGTTAATAGGAACAACGCAGAGCATATTGAATACAACGAGGCGGTAGATGAGCTATTTGAAGCCTACTTGAATAGGAATAAGATAACCTCTGAGCAGATGACACCGGATCAAGCGCGCGAACTCATCGAGGAAGTTAAGGCGTCGAGCGAGCCCAGAATTCATGGACTGGTACTAAAGATCCAACGGGAAGTATTGAGATATATTCGTGTTTACGGCCCGCGCGGAATAAGAGGAGGCAGGGGCGGTGATCCAGACTAAGCCGTCTAGCGATGATCGGGAGCAGCAGAAAATGATAACTAGAGATGACATCAATACGATGAGTCGGGACGAGTACGATCGTCGCCAAGCCGAGCAATATGATGTTTTTGAGCGGCTCTACCCTCGCGTCGATGCACTGCTCGAGCGCTTTGGCAGGCCTGATTTTTTACCAGGACAGCGCCATGGTGATTATTCGGTCCACGGCGATTATAGCGAATATCCGCAAGTTGTTGTCTTCGTTCATAACCTCAAACTGTTGGAGCGCCCGGTTGTCAGTGCGCTTCAGGAGCTAGTGAAGGAGTTTCCCGGTTGGCGAATTGATCTCATGGTGGGACTGTGGAACCACCTGAAAGATTGGCCCAATATGGGCATTTCCATTCGCGCGAATGAAATTGTGGACGACCTTCAGCGGCAATATTTTCCGAAGGATTTTCAGGATCTCGCATATGATGGTGCTCGGCGAGGTACCGTGTTGGATTAAGACCTAGGGAATCCGCCGGCGGTCCAACTCAATTGGATAGCTCGACGGCGCGACCATCAAGCGCGTCATCGACGATTGGGGCCGCACGCCGCAGCCGTTCGCCGCGGCCGACGGCACGACGATCTATCCGCCGGCCTATCAGCAGGTGCTCAAAGGCCTGCCCGCGGTCAATTACTCGGCGCGCGATATCGTCTACCGGCCGCGCAACGTGCGCGCTCACCGGGTCTACGGTTTTTCGCCGGTGCAGCAGGTGCTGATGACGGTCAATATCGCGCTGCGCCGCCAGCTCTGGCAGCTCGACTATTTCACCGAAGGCTCGATCCCCGACGCGCTGATCGGCGTGCCGCAGGGCTGGACGCCGGACCAGATCAAGCAGTTCCAGGATTATTGGGACACCGAGTTCGCAGGCGACCTGGCCAAGCGGCGGCGCGCAAAATTCGTGCCCGGCGAGACGGCGGCCAAGGTCGTCCAGACCAAAGAGCCACAGCACAAGGACGATTTCGACGAGTGGCTCGCCCGCATCATCTGCTTTGCCTTTTCGGTGCCGCCGCAATGGGCCACCAAGGCGATGAACCGCGCCACGGCGGAGAATCAATCGGCGCAGGCCGAAGAGGAGGGGCTCGAGCCGACCAAGGAGTGGGTCAAGGATCTGATCGACGAGATCGTGGCGGAGGAATTTGCCTCGCCCGATCTCGAGCTGCATTGGCTCGACGAGGACGAGGGCGATCCCGAGACGGTGCTGGAAGGCCGGTTGAAAGTCGGCGCGCTTACCCTCAACGAAATGCGCGACGCCCTCGGCCTCGACCCCTTCGACAACGCCGCAGCCGATCGCCCGATGGTGCTCACGGCGACGGGCTTTGTGCCGATCGAGGCCAATGCGGGCGGGGAGGGGGCGAGTGACGGAAATGCCAACGCGAACGGGCAAAGTGCAAATGTGGGAAAGCGGTTCGCGAATCACGCGCTTGGAAAAGCGAGCCCGGACGATCCTGAACACCCCGGATGGCCCGCAAGAACCGCCGGAGGGAAGGGCGGAAAGTTTCGCCCGAAGGATGCTGCGACTGATTTTTCAAGCGCCGCGGCACCGATTCCTGTCGTAGACTTCAGTGCGGGATTTCACGAAGCGAATGTCAATCACTGGATGGCTTATCTTAAGAGCATCGGTATACCGGCCATCAAGGAGCCGGCCGTGCATATGATCGGTTTGCCGGAAGATATTCTTGGATATCCCGATATCATAGCGATTATGCCTGGCATGGGGCCCTCAGTTCTTGAAATAAAGACCGGCGACGAAACTATAACTCTAACACCAAATCAGACTATCTATCTTCAAATGATGCAGCTGGGGTGGCACGTCTATAGCAATGATCTTCGCGTTACGGAACTGGGCTGGGAGCCCGGTGCCCCCTTTCCACCTATGAGGGTCTTCTTTATCCGAGCGCCTGGGCCGGGAAAGGAGTACAGTGTGACCGAGTTGCCTCCGCTTAAGCTGCTGCCGCGTGGATCGAAACCGACGCATTGACAGAAGCAATTGCTTGATTTCATCGCATCTCACAGCAAGGCTTGTGATCATGATGGAAACGTTCTCAGATGACCTCTTGTCCGATAAAAACCTAGCAATCAAGCTCGCGGAGTTATTTTGCGAGGCGCATTATGGCGACCTTCGGGAGCAATCGCCGCTGTCGTTGATAGATAGGGGAGATTATTGGCGTGTCGAAGGCAATCGAAACCGCGACGGAGCGATCAATGGTCCTGCGGAATTCTTCCTCTCCATTGAGAAGCGTGATGCGCGAGTGATCGATTTTGGCGAGTATGTTCGATGCCCACCGCATCCTTTGGTCGTCAAAGCAATACGCGACGGCCATAATGAACAGAAATCAAGTTTGAATTCGGCTCCAGCTTCAGGACCACGGCTCAGAAACGAAGGATCCGACCCGGCTTCCGAGTCGGGGATTATGTTTTTAACCGGATTGGCGCGCGGAGGTGTTGTTTTTGATGCTAGGCTAGCCACAAGCATCATCGAAGCGCTTTTTGATGCTCATCACCATGATATTAAAGTTCAAGCGCCGATGCTGGCAGAGGACAAAGGCAAATACTGGCGCATCAAAGGAAGCTGCAAAGAGGAAGGCGACGTTACGGAGGCAAGCCGCTTGTGCGCTTCAATCCAAAAATATGACGGGCGCGTAACCGAATTCGGCGAGTGCCGTGACTGATTATTGAACGCACGATCAGGCGAATCGGCGATTAGGTCGCGCCCACCGGGTCTACGGCTTCTCGCCGGTGCAGCAGGTGTTGATGACCGTCAACATCGCGCTGCGCCGCCAGCTCTGGCAGCTCGATTATTTCACCGAAGGCTCGATCCCCGACGCGCTGATCGGCGTGCCGCAGGGCTGGACGCCGGACCAGATCAAGCAGTTCCAGGATTATTGGGACACCGAATTCGCCGGCG